TCGTTTCATCCAAAAATACTGCTGTCGACCCAGCGGGGCGGTCCAGAAACTCCCACAGGAAGGTTGCATCTGGCGGGGGTGAGGTTGGAATTAAATGCACCATGTTCGATAGCCACAAATCCCGGCGGGAGATACCGGGCTCGCCGACGCTGGTGCCACCTTCACGCGTCTGATCGATCCTAAAAACGGCATTGTAGATCGTCATCGGGGACTCCTGCTACTCACACGATGTAATCTTACCAATCCTGGTGGCATATCAGCTACCCGTCGACGCGCTTCTCCGCGGCGCCAACAGTCACATGAAGTCTGGCTGGGCGCAGTCCCAATTGCTCCCTCGCCATCTGCGCCTCCGGCCAAGACACAGGAAGTACGTCATACGTCCGATGTGGGGTGTCAAAGACCATTGGCTCTCGTTTGATGGTCATCGTCTCTAAGGGAACACTATCGAAGACCTGCTTGATGTAAGAGGGAGGGTAGCCCTTCTTCTTAAGTCTTTCGACCTCCTTAGGGGTGAGCAGCGTGACATGGTGCACCCGACCGAACTTTTCAGCTCTATACTTAGCCGCCTCGGGAGATACGTGGGTAGTCATGTCGGTAGGCACTTGCACATGAGCCCCCACATATTTCTTCATGTATACCCCCGCTATCTTCTTGGTGAGTGGGCTCCTCTCAAAATCCACTGGGCGCACAACCGAGGGGGCCCGCCCGCCGAACTCTCTCTTCGGGTACGCGGCGGCCACCAAACCAGAACAGATGAAGTCGCTCTTGTCTCTCGCGGTAAGCTTATCTACTTCTTTGTTAGTCACCCACGGCACCGCAACTCGAATAAGGTCAGTGTAGGAATACCCTCGTCCAACCGCCTTACGGGCGAAGGCGGCGGCTTCAAGACGCTCCTTCTTCGGAACCTGAACGCGGTAAACCTCGGTATCATTTCTGTCTTTGAAGTCCTTCAAACTAAGTGAAACGACCCCTTTACCCGGCCACGCGTGTACTACCTCACCATTGCCTGTATAGATGGCTGCATGCTGCACATGGGATCCTTGCAGGACCCCTATAATGGGAGCCAACCTACCGGCTATGGGGTATCTTTTCGTGGACAGACGCGATAGTAAAATATCCCCCGGCTGCAACTCCGGGCGCTTCTTCGAAGACTTAATAGTCTCCTTATTTTGCTCCACGATCTCTCTGAGTTTACCCATCGGTATTTTGGTGATGGCACCAGCAGCCGCTTCCGCCGTCTTCGCCACCAACTTGGTCTGCTCATCCACCTGAAAATCCAGGGGGCGCGCGGCCAGCGCGGGGCGGCCACCAAACCTACGCTTAGGATACGCCGCCGCTACAATAGCGGAGCAGATCATGGAATCTTTCTTCTGCGCTTCCTCCGGTGACATTTCTAGAGTGGACGGCACTAACTGCCGCAATATGCCGGAGAAGCTGAACGACTTATTCCCCACCTGCTTTTTAGCCCATTCAGCCGCCGCTTGGCGCTCCTGCTTAGGCGCCTTCACACGATAAACCTGATAGTCGTATTCATCGTGGAAGTCCTTAAGTGGCATGCTCTTGAACTTCAGCCCCATATTACCTACGCGACCATTACCCAAGTAAATGGCCGCGTGGTCGTACTCAGTACCCTGCCAAATCTTAGAGAACCTTGCTAGGGGCGCGTGCCAGAGCGGGGGGTGCTTCTGAATAGTGACAATAATGTCCCCCGGCTGCAGCACCTTTTTAGCCTGTGCGGGCTCAGGGATTTGTTCTACCTTCGCCCGCTTAACTAGCTCAGGTTGCTTGCCTGTAAGACGCTGCTTCAACGCCGGCAGTGCGTCATGTCTGATGTGCTTCAGCGGATTGTCCATCCCATATGCATCCCGATGGATAAGGTAGTAACCAGGGATTTGATGGGCATGCAACTCCCCTGACCGCCAGGTTTCTGGAAACCAGCCCTCGTGCTTGAAGGGAAGCGCCAAACGAGTCCTCTTGAACTCGGCGGCGTCTAAATCAAGTTGACTAGTAGGAACAGCCACATTTGGGTGCGTCTGGCCCTTAGCCTCTAGGGAGGATAGAGCCTCGAAGATACGCGCCTTGGCCCTAGTAGGGTTCTTAGGAAGACGACGTAAGACCGGGATACGTTTAGACACCTCCTGCTTACCCAACTGCCGGAATTCATTGACTGTTTCTTCAACTCGCGTCAGTACATCGTCGGCCATGGGTGGAGCATACCTCATCAGGAACCCCTTGAGGTAGCCCCAGAAAAGAACCCTTAGGTGCAAAATGTTACTTGCGCGCCAGTAACGCACATTCTACAGTAGAAGAAGACGTCAACCAATAAAGACCAAGGAGGTCTACTGCTCCCCCCGAAAGGAGGGCAACATGGCTCGCAATGAATGGATCACTATGCTGCTGGAACAGATCGCTGAACTCGACATGGCACTCCTGACCGCAACTGGTAAGGAGCTAGAGATGCTGGAGGCGACCCGCGCCAATCTATATGCGCAGCTAGAAGACATGCGGGCAGGGCGCCCACAATTGAGAGCGGCCTGACGCTCTTACACTAAATAAATAAGCTCGCCCGACGGGCGCGGGGTATCCTCGCGCCCGTTTCTATATCTGGCTTGTACCCGGCGTAGATAAAAAACTGGCCCTGGTACCTTACGACACCAGGACCAGTGGAGAGCGAGAGCCTACGGGGGGGGCGATTAGGCTACTCGCTTGCCATCAAGACATATCCTTCTCGTAGTACACGGCGTAGTCGTGTGCACCATTGGGTGCAGTGGCCGGAGCATACGTTCCACTGGGCGGACTGTCAGTTGGTGAGGTGAACGTGCCGGTGGTGACGCGGGCGCCGTCAACCAACTCTGTCACCACACCCACGCCACCGGCGCGCACCTTCGCCTTCTTGGCGAGGCCAAACACCGAACCAAAGCCGATGGACACCGTAGCGCCCGTACCATCACCGGCAGGATAGGCGATGCTGGTAACGGTCTTGAACGCCTTAACTCCCGCTGCCGTACCGGCTGTCTGCGAGAGGTTCACCGTTTCGGTCAAGGCTGCCCCATTGATATCGGTACCAGTAATGGTGGCTGTCGCAGGGGCGTCGGATGGCGTCGTACCTCCGGTAGTGAACGTGATGTTGCGTGGCGCAGCGGCCAGTGCGGCGACACCTCCAGAGAGGAAGGTGGTCACTGTACGGGGGCTAGTCTGAGTTGCCGTCGCTGCTTCAAGCCCCGCCGTGTTGGCAGCCACGGGATCAATCCACTCCTGCACACACAAAGGATTCGTGCCGGTCGCGGCGTTGAGATCCTCCACCGATGCGAAGGCACCTTCGACATCCCTACGGAGGTCCGCGATCTCACCAGAAAGACCACCACCGACGACCAGATGCTGATGCGCCGGCTTCTTAGTTCCGAAAGACTTGCTTGAGGCCATGACGATTCCTCCTAAACGATCTGGGCTGCTCTACGCGGAGGCAGCTTATCAGGAAGTGGGCGCATATCTGTAAAGGGCGCCTGTTGCTTGCCGGCCATCATCTGTACCAGAAGCTGCCGGACCAGCTCGGCGAGATCTGGATTCTGCTGCTGAAGATTCTGTAGGGCGGCTTGTTGTTGGTCAGGTGGTAACTGCGCCAATTGCTGCGCCTGCGCCATGGCCCAACTCTGGATGTCGATCTGCGGCCCCTGCTGCTGCATATTTTGCCCTGCGCTGAGTGGAGACTGCGCTTGCGAGGGAACACTCTGGGCCGCACCCCCCTGCGCCACACCGGGGGGAGGGGATTCTCCCGCCCCCGCCTGCCCCTGCCCACCAGGGACGCCCGCCCCAAAGGCGTCCGGCCCTCCAGGCTCACCTGGGGCCTGCGGCT